CAACCATTCTTTTTTAATACTGCTTTGATTGCTGGTGCTAACTTTGCTTTTGTTGCTTGACTTACATACGCCATTTGACTCTCCGTTTAATTGCTTGTTTCTAACTATACTTTATAATAGCACATAATACCAAAACGTCAACCGTTTTTAAAAAACATTTAAAATAAAAATAGGTTGACTGATATCGTATAAGTGTTATAGTATGTACATAGTTAGGAAAAGGATAAATTATGATAAGTGATTTAACAAACGATATAGAAATGCTAAAGCAAGTTCAAGTATTAATGAAGTGTTCTACTACAAGGAGAACTGCAAATGAAATACTAAGTACTATCATCTATGAGAAAACAGATGAAGTGCAACGTACTGAGCAAGGTATGGAAGCCTTGCGTATAGCAATGGAGATAACATAAAATGGCTACTAAATTATCTGCCCTTAAAGGCGTAAAACTAATAAAGAAAAAAACTACTACTAGAAAGAAGATGAGTGGTGCTAATGCGTCTCCGAGAGATAGTTACAAAAAATGTACAAACTTTTTTCATTTTGAAGTAGACAACAAAGAATGTGTTACTATAACAAAAGCACATCTTAAAAAGATATTACCTAAAGAAGATTTTAGAGCAGTTTCTAAGTTACCCGACTGGACATTTAGTAGACAACATGTCGCGGCATATTGTTGGTGGGTTGACCAAGGGTTAGAAGCAGATGAAAGTTCAACTGAATGGATGACTAATCATTTTAATGAATGGATTGAAAAAGGTCGTCCTCTTGCCGAAATAGAGAAGAAAGAAGCAGAAGCAAAAAAGAACATATATGTTCCTAATATTCAAGAACGTATCAGAGATGCCGCTGGAGAAATTATTGCAGAAATAGAAGGTGTTGTTGATGGGTTTATCGACAATCCTAAAGGTTTTAAAAATCCTGACATGGTAAAGATGCTAAAGAACTTGAATGTTAATCAAGCACATACCAGACACATTATTAACTTTTACCAAGGATCTTTACAAGAATTTAACTTACTAATGAATCCAGTAAAGTTATCTGCTAATGCAACAGAACAAGAAAAAGACCTAGCAGAACAGTTTAAAGAAGGGTATGCACATCTGTCAAAAGCAGAGATTAAAAAAGGATACGAACTTTATAGAGGTATCACTAGTGCATGTGATTTAATTGTACAAGAAAGTAAAGCAACAAGGAAAACTCGTCAGCCTAAACAATTAACTTCTACAAAACTTGTTTCAAAACTAAAATATTGTGTATCAGATCCAAAGTATAAGGTAGCAAGTATAAAACCTGAAGACATAATAGGTGCAACAGAGTTATGGGTATTCAATGTTAAAACTCGTAAACTAGGAATATATGTAGCAGAAGAACATGTAACATTACAAGTAAAAGGAACAACTTTGCAGTTCTTCGATGCTAAACAGAGCATCTCTAAAACTTTGCGTAAAGCAGAAGATCAACTTAGAGAATTCAATGGTGCAAGTTTAGCAAAAAAGAGAAAGTTTATTCCGGGTATTAACGGAGTTGAAACTAAACTTAATGGAAGAATGAGTATAGACACAGTATTGCTTAAGGTTTCTAAATAAATACAGTAACAAGGAATTTTAAGCATGGCAGATTTAACCACTTTAAGAAAAGGAATACAAGATTACATATATTTTCGTTTAGGTGGAGATATGGTAGATGTTGAACTAGATCCTAGTCATTACAACATGTGTATTGATCAGGCTCTGCGTAAGTATAGACAACGAGCAAATAGTAGTGTAGAGAGTAGTTACTTGTTTTTAACTATTGTAGAAAATCAACAAGAGTATGTATTACCCAATGAAGTAAATGACGTTAGACAAGTATTTAGACGAAGTGTTGGTAGTGGAGGGTCAGACACAGGCACAAACTTTGAACCATTTGAAGCGGCATTCGTAAACACTTATTTGTTACAAGCAGGCAGAGTAGGTGGACAAGCAACTTACGAAATGTACTTTCAATATCAAGAAATGAGTGCTAAAATGTTCGGTGGGTTTGTTAATTTTGAATACAATTCTGCTACTAAAACTATAACACTATTAAGAAAATTTAATGATAGCGGAGAAAAGGTTATTCTTTGGGTATACAATGATCGACCAGAAAGTAACTTACTACAAGATAAACAAACACAACCTTGGATACAAGATTATTCATTAGCATTGGCTAAATTTACATTAGGCGAAGCAAGAAGTAAATTTAGTACTATAGCAGGACCACAAGGTGGTACAAGTATGAATGGCGACACTCTAAAAGCCGAAGCCCAAGCAGAGATGCAACAACTAGAGGAAGACTTGAGAAATTATGTTGACGGATCTGATCCACTTTCATTCATTATAGGTTAATAAATTGATCAAATGTCCGTTACCTTACATGCACCAGTTTATTGGGCAAAACTTCACAAAGCCTTGTTGTGATTTTACCGAAAGTAGTACCCTTACACCTTTACAATATTGGAATAGTAAAGAACTTGCAACTGTGAGGACTGAACTTGAAAACGGTATGTGGCCCAAAGGTTGCAGTTCTTGCAAGTATCAAGAGAAAAATAATCAGATAAGTTTAAGGCAACGCAGTCTAAATGAATATTCAATACCAGATACACCAAACGTTGAATATGTAGATTTAAGACTTAGTAATAAGTGTAATTTTGCATGTAGAAGTTGCGAGCCTATTTTTAGTAGTAGAATTTCAAAAGAAAGCAATGCACATAACTTAAAAGACTACTACGGGTATTCTCTAGATAAAAACTATGTTGAACACACCGAACAAATATCCAATGACATAAAGGAAATGATTCCTAAAATAAAAAAACTTATGTTTACCGGCGGAGAACCTACATATATTAAACAGTTCTACGATATACTAGATACATGTGATACTAATATAAATCTGCTTATTACAACAAATGCAAGTATGATAGACGATAAGTTTTTAGAGTATGCAAAAAGATTTCATAACTTACATATTACACTTAGTATAGATGCAGTAGGCAAATCCGCAGAATATATTAGATACGGATCGATATGGAAAACAATAGATCAAAATATTCAAAAGATATTATCTTTAAAATGTAGTGTAATGTATAACACTGTTCTTAGTGCATATAGTGTTCCTTACGTTGAAAGTTTAGTAGATTACATCATAAAAAACGAACAGGATGCTTATGGGGCAGATATGTATATATGTAACTACCCACAACATTTAAATCCATGTGTACTTCCAAAAGAATTTAGAAATTACTTGACAGAACAGTTAAATCGTAGTATTGTAAAACTTAGTAATAGTAAAAGAGCTGAAGATTATTATAATGCAATTCAAGTTTTAAAATCGTTAATAGTACAACTAGACACAGATTACAGAGATAACACAAAGTTTAAGACATTCACAGATAAACTTGATACAATACGGAATCAAAAATATGATTATAGGGATATGTGGACTAATTGGTAGCGGCAAAGGAACTGTCGGCGATATGCTTGTCGAACAAGACTTTAAGCACGAAAGTTTTGCCTCGAGTCTTAAAGATGCTACTGCTAAGATATTTAATTGGGATAGAGAATTAGTAGAAGGCATTACTGCCCAAAGTAGAATATGGCGTGAAGCAGAGGATAAATGGTGGGGAGAGAGATTGGGTATTCCTAACTTTACTCCCAGACTAGCACTACAATTAATAGGATCAGAAGTATTTAGAAATCATTGGCATCAAGACATTTGGATACTAACTATGGAAAATCGTATTAAAGATGCAACACATAATATAGTAATAACAGACGCAAGGTTTCCAAACGAAGTACAAATGATACGCAGACTTGGAGGAAAGATTGTTCGAGTTAAACGAGATGAGGATCCTGAATGGTGGAACTTAGCAGTTACTGATGCTGAACAAATGCCAGTTTTATTTCCTGATATACATTCTAGTGAATACAGTTGGGCAGGAACCACTCCCGACTATTTAATAACCAACAACGGAACTGTT